TTTAATTTCTTTTAATGGTGTAATGGTTTATCCACAAATCAAGAAGATTAAAGAGGTTGGGTTAAACATTGGCTGCTTGGGTTATGCATCTGACATTATGACTACTTGTAGCAGAGTGGGAGAGGCTTGCAGAATGGGAGTGCCCGCAGATGTGGCATACATAATGGGAAGAGTACAAAATATTAGAATAGCCAGTGCGTATGGGCTTTTTACTACAAACAAGCACTTATATTACAATAAGGATTATAAAAACCTTTCTTGGACAAGTATTCCAGTCCAATTATGGGGAGTACCAGATGTTCATCCAATGTTTTATCTTTTTTCAAAAGGAGATCCCAACAATTATAGACTTTATAAGTATGAACAGCGAAGTAAGCCATTATTGCATATGTTATATTTGTTGTCTAAGTGTGAAAATTTAGTTGACAAAGAGGAGTATCAAGAAGATAGAACAAGGTTATCAACAGGATTGTTTCATCCAAATTATAGCTATTTAAGAAACAGCAGTTTGTTAAAGAACATACGGAAAAGACTGGACTTCAGCTTAGAAGACTCGAGGCAGTATTGGGATGATCATCCATTAGATCTGTTATCAAAGCCTAGGTCTCCTGATAGATTTAAATCATGGGTACTATCTAAATATTATCAAAAAAGTTTTGGAGAAGCCTACATGAGACAAGGTCGTGTTCAGTTGATGCTAAGATTGTCACATTTTGTAAAACAAAAATGTCTAACATTGAACTTGGATGTTGAACAGGTGGCAAAATACTTTGATGAAGAATCAGTAAGTCTTGTAAAGAGTAAAGCCGATGATGAGTTAAGTATATCTGATACAGCCGATTTACTATTTAAATTGTCAAACGGGTGTAAACTTCAACATATTAGTGACAAGTTATTTTTGCCTTCATTGTATGGGTATGATCAAGTATCTAGTTACATTTACACGCATTTCTCTATAGCCAGCTACAAGATCATGGGCAAATCCAACAGAGATACAAAAGCGTATCCAGAACCTTCAAGGAAGTTCGAGTATAGTTGTGTGAATGATCCATCAAAGGTTCTCCAATATATTGTTAGTCCGGACGATTTTTATAAGGATAATATGAGCATGAAAGACATTCCAACATTTTTGAACGATAAAAGTATATTAACCTCGCTAGCAGTATCTCTTGACATGACTCCAACGAATCTGACTATTAAAGACATCAATATAATATCCGAAATTGCAACTACATCAAGAGGAGGGGGTAAACCTTTGTTATTAAATTTCAATCCAATGAATGATTTATTGACATCAATAACTAAATATGTAGAAACACAATCAATTTCTGGTAGATATTGTGTTGTGGAAACTGGATTGTATGAAGAATTCACGCCAAGATCTGAAGATACCATGTTTGAAACACAACTATATACAATGCAGCACCCATTACACACCGGTTGGGAAATGGAAACGCCAGAACTCTTAAATGATGTAACAATGATAATGGCTTTATGTGTATCTATAGACATACCTAGTTCGGAG